CCCGTAAGGACTGGATTCAGACCTACGTGGATGGGCTTGAACTGCTTGGTCTGAAAATTGAGGAGCGCACGGAGCCGTGGCCCGGTGCCTGTGGTGTCTACCACCCCCTGCTGTCCGAAGCCCTTGTGAAGTTCCAAGCTGAGACCATGATGGCGACGTTCCCCGCCGCTGGTCCGGTGCGTACGGAGATTGTGGGCAAGGAGACCCCGGAGAAGAAAGAAGCCGCCATGCGCGTGCAGGCGGATATGAACTACCAGTTGACCGACGTGATGGCCGAGTACCGGCCTGAGCATGAACGGATGCTGTGGGGTTTGGGCCTGTCGGGTAATGCGTTCAAGAAGGTCTACTACGACCCCAGCCTTGGTCGTCAGGTATCCATGTTTATCCCGGCGGAAGACGTGGTTGTGCCTTACGGTGCCAGTAATCTCCAGTCTGCTGAACGTGTCACGCACGTCATGCGCAAGACCGAGAATGAGCTGAAGAAGCTGCAGGCTGCTGGCTTCTACAAGGATGTGGAACTTGGAGACCCGGTAGATACGTTCGATGAGGTGGAGAAGAAGATCGCGGAGAAGATGGGCTTCCGGGCCTCGTCGGATGACCGCTTTAAGCTCCTTGAGATGCACGTCGATCTCGACCTGCCGGGGTTTGAAGACAAGGATGACGACGGTGAGAAGACCGGAATCGCACTACCTTATGTTGTCACGCTCGAAAAAAATACGCAGACCGTCCTCGCTATCAGAAGGAACTGGCACCCCGATGACGAGTCAAAACAGAAGCGCAACCACTTTGTCCATTACTCGTATATTCCGGGCTTTGGGTTCTACGCTTTTGGACTTATTCATCTTATTGGCGCTTTTGCCAAGTCTGGTACTTCTATTATCCGCCAGCTTGTTGACGCTGGCACTCTTTCCAATCTGCCGGGTGGTTTCAAAACTCGTGGGCTCCGTGTCAAGGGTGACGACACGCCTATCTCACCGGCTGAATGGCGGGACGTAGATGTTTCTTCGGGGGCGTTGAAGGACAACATCCTGCCGCTCCCGTACAAGGAACCGTCTCAGGTTCTCTACACTCTTCTCGGCACTATTGTTGAAGAAGGCCGTAAGTTCGCTGGTGCAGCCGATCTGCAGATTAGTGATATGTCGGCGCAGGCCCCTGTCGGTACGACGCTGGCTATTCTTGAACGCACCCTGAAGATGATGTCGGCGGTACAGGCCCGCATCCACTACGCCATGAAGCAGGAGTTTGGTCTCCTGCGGGACATTATCCGGGACTACACCCCTGAGTCCTACGACTACGAGCCGGTTGAAGGCACACCCCGTGCGAAGAAGGGCGACTACGATCTGGTCACTGTTATTCCGGTGTCCGATCCAAACGCAGCCACGATGGCCCAGAAGGTGGTGCAGTATCAGGCTGTGCTCCAGCTGGCCCAGACGGCTCCGCAGATTTACGATATGCCGTACCTGCATCGGCAGATGCTGGAGGTGTTGGGTATCACTAACGCCGAGAAGCTGGTCCGCATTGAGGACGATATGACTCCTGTGGACCCCGTCAGCGAAAACATGGCGGTCCTCAACGGCAAACCCCTGAAGGCGTTCCTTTATCAGGACCACAAGGCGCACATCACCGTGCATATGTCCATGATGCAGGACCCGCACGTCGCCCAGCTGTTGGGGCAGAACCCTCAGGCACAGGCCATGATGGCGGCTCTTCAGGCTCACATCTCCGAACACTTGGCCTTCGAATATCGCAACCAGATCGAAGAACAGGCGGGTGTCCCCTATCCCGCCCCCGATGCCAAGATGGACGAGGAGACCGAAATTCAGGTGTCCCGTCTGGCGGCTATGGCGGCGCAGCAGCTTACGCAGAAGAACCAAGCCCAAGCCGCGCAGCAAAAGGCGCAGCAGATGCAGCAGGACCCCCTTGTTCAGATGCAGCAGCAGGAGCTGCAGCTCAAGGCAAAGGAAGTCGATATCAAGCAGAAGAAGCTGCTTACGGATGCCTCCGAAAAGGCAGACCGGCTCAGTATCGAACGCGAACGTCTCGCCGTTCAGGAAAGAATCGCTGGCATGAATGTCGGTGCAAAGATCGCCACGGACAAGGCCAACCTGTCTGCCAAACAGCAGGAAGCCAAGCTCCGTATAGGCGTCGATATCGCTAGGGAGATGGCTCAGGAAGCCAGAACCACGGCGCAAGTAAGTAAACCAGAGGAGACTGAATGAGTAATGACGTACTGAAATATCTTTCAGACAAGATACAGGAAGAAATCAGGATCGTGTCAGACGACACGGCCACAGGAAAAGCCAAGGACTTTGGCGAATACAAGTACGCCTGCGGAATCATCCGGGGGCTTATGATTGCAAACAGTGCCATTATGGACACAGCAGAAAGGTTGAATAATTCCGATGACTGAACTTCTCGTCGGCTCAAACCCCGACAATCTAGAAGACGTTACCGTACTCCCCGCTACCGCCGAAGAAAAAGCCAAGCAGCTGCCGATCCCCAGCGGATATCGGATTCTTTGCGCCACCCCTGACATCGACAAGACTACCGAAGGTGGCATCCTGAAGGCTGACATCACCCTTCAGCATGAGGAACTTCTTACCACTACTCTGTTTGTGGTGGAGATGGGTCCTGATTGCTACAAGGACGATAAGCGGTTCCCCAGTGGGCCTTGGTGCAAGAAGGGTGACTTTATCCTTACCCGTCCGCACGCCGGTACCCGGGTGAAAATCCATGGACGTGAGTTCAGGATCATTAACGATGACTCCGTCGAAGCGGTGGTCGAAGACCCTAGGGGAATCAGTCGTGCATAAAAAGGTAACAAACCCTACAAAAAGGAATAGCTAAATGGTTGATAACACTAAAGAAAAAGACGATTTTGAGTTTGAGGTCGAGCAGGAAGGTGCGCCCCAGACGCAGGCTGGCAAGCCGAATAAGCCGGAGATTGAGGTGGAGGATGATACCCCACCGGAGGACCGGGGCCGTGCCCCGATGCCCAAGGCGCTGGTAGAGGAGCTGGAGGCTGACGACCTTGAAGACTACTCCGATAAGGTCAAGACCCGTCTGAAGCAGATGAAGAAGGTCTGGCATGATGAGCGCCGGGAGAAGGAGGCGGCTCTTCGGGAGCAGCAGGAGGCTATCAGCCTCGCCCGCCGTATGCTGGATGAGAACAAGCGGCTGAAGTCCACCCTGAGCAGGGGTGAGGAGACACTGATCGGGTCTTATCGGGACAGGTCGGAGATGCAGCTGGAGCAGGCGAAGAAGGCTTATAAAGAAGCCTATGAAGCTGGTGACTCCGACAAGCTGGTGGAGGCCCAGACCAAGCTGTCTGAGGCTAACTACGCCGTGCAGCGGCTGAAGGAATACAAGCCGACTTTACAGCAAGAGGAACCTGAGGTAGAAATACCACAGAATACACAGCAGGCACCACAAGCGCCTGTCATCGACGCCAAAACCCGTGCGTGGCAAGAGCGCAATACGTGGTGGGGCAATGATGAAGAAATGACGGCTAACGCTCTGGGTCTTCACCAGAAGTTGGTTAAACAGTACGGCGGGGAATACGTTGGTACTGACGAATACTGGCGGTCCATTGATGAAACAATGCACCGTCGTTTCCCCGAATACTTCGGGGACGATAAATTCGCTGGTGGGGGCGGCAAGCCCACTGCACGCGCAGAAACAAAAGCGGCCACAGTAGTCGCTCCAGCGTCTAGAAGTACCTCTTCAAAAAAGATCGTACTTAAGCAGTCACAAGTGTTGATTGCGAAAAAACTAGGTCTAACCCCTGAGCAATATGCCCGGGAAATGAGAAAGCTGGAGAACTAAGATGGCCGAAGAAAGACTTGCACGCGAACTTGATAGCCGTACCAAAACCGAACGCCCCAAGACTTGGCAACCAGCTTCAACGCTGCCCGAGCCTGACAAGCAAGCCGGTTATGCGTATCGGTGGGTCCGTATTTCGACCCTGCAACAGGCTGACCCCCGCAATATCTCGGCCAAGCTGAGAGAAGGTTGGGAACCCGTTCGGATCGAAGAACAGCCCAAGTTCCGTGCCATGGTGGACCCCAATAGTCGTTTTAAGGACAACATTGAGGTCGCTGGACTGCTGCTCTGCAAGATTCCGTCTAGTTTCATGGATCAGCGTAAAGAATATTTCGCTAAGAAGAACCGGGACCAGATTCAGTCTGTAGACAGTAATTTTATGAGAGAAAACGACCCTAGAATGCCGCTTTTTAAGGAAGGGCGTTCTACTACGTCGTTTGGCAAAGGCAAATAACTAGGAGAGACTAATGGCTTATCCCTCTGTCTCAGCCCCTTACGGGCTGATCCCGATCAATCTGATCGGTGGGCAGGTCTTTGCTGGTGCTACTCGCCAGATTCCCATCGCTTCGGCCTCCGCGACTGCCGTCTTTTTCGGTGACGTGGTCAAGCTGAACAGCGACGGTACTCTGGACAAGGACACCGGTACTGATGCTGCTACCCCTGTCGGCGTTTTCCTCGGTTGCACCTATACGGATGCCACCTACGGCAAGACGTTCCGCCAGTCCTACCCCGGCGCTGTTACTGCTTCGGACATCTTTGCCTACGTGGCGGATGACCCGGACCAGCTGTACAAGGTCGCTATTGTTTCCTCGGGCACCACGATTGGCTATGTCAATCGTACCTCGGTTGGTAATAACGCGGTTCTGGTTCAGAACTCCGGTAATACTACTAACGGCAATTCGCGGGTCGCTATCGACAATACCACCGCCACCACTTCGACGTGGCCGGTTCGTGTTATCGACGTGGTGCCTGAGACTGCTACTGCTGGTAATCCCGGTTCCTACACGGAAGTTATCGTGAAGTGGAATCAGGGTATGCACCAGTACCTCAACCCCACTGGCGTGTAAGGAGATTTGAACTATGGCTATTTCACGCGCACAGCTCCTTAAGGAGCTTCTGCCCGGTCTGAACGCCCTGTTCGGTCTGGAATATGCTCGCTATGGCGAAGAGCATAAGGAAATCTACGACACCGAAACGTCTGAACGTTCGTTCGAAGAAGAAACCAAGCTGTCGGGCTTCTCGGCTGCTCCGGTTAAGAACGAAGGTTCGGCCATTGCGTATGACAATGCGCAGGAAGCTTGGACGGCTCGCTACAACCACGAAACCATTTCTTTGGGTTTCTCGCTGACGGAAGAAGCGATTGAGGACAACCTCTACGACTCTCTGTCTTCGCGTTACACCAAGGCTCTGGCTCGTGCCATGGCGTACACCAAGCAGACCAAGGCTGCGGCGACTCTGAACAACGGCTTCGACACCGATTATCCCGGTGGCGACGGCCAGCCCCTGTTCAGCGCTTCGCATCCGCTGGTCTCCGGTGGCACTAACTCGAACATCCCCGCCACCCCTGCCGACCTGAACGAAACCAGCCTCGAAGCTGCTGTCATTCAGATCGCTGCGTGGACGGATGAACGTGGTCTGCTGATTGCGGCGAAGCCGCGTAAGCTGATCGTGCCGCCGAGCCTGATGTTTGTTGCCACCCGCCTGCTTGAGACCGAACTGCGTGTCTCGACTGCGGACAACGACATCAACGCCATCAAGTCGAACGGTTCGATCCCGGAGGGTTACGCTGTTAACCACTTCCTGACCGACACCGACGCTTGGTTCCTGACGACGGATGTTCCGAATGGTCTGAAGCACTTTGTCCGTTCGCCCATGGCGAATTCGATGGACGGTGACTTCGACACCGGCAACGTCCGTTACAAGGCCCGCGAGCGTTATTCGTTTGGGTGGAGCGATCCTCTGGGTATGTATGGATCAGAGGGGGCGGCTTGACAACTCACGGATAACTCCATACAAAGTTCCTCAATAGTCTTGGGGAGGTTAGTGTGGTTTATACCGAGTGTAGTTACGCTGGCTGCGGCAACCCTGTGTTTTCTACGGGGATTTGTCGGAAACACTACGAACGGGAGCGGCTGGAAACAGCCGCTCCTTGTTCTATTCCGCAGTGTGCGAACAAGGCGTACAGAGGCACCCTATGCGGGCACCACTACCGGGAAGAGCGCAATGCGGCGCATCCACCTTGCACAGTACCTAATTGCGGGCACCCCCAGAAGACATTAAAATCAGGGTTGTGCGAAAGGCATCTATTCCGTTTTTCTCGCCACGGGTCTTTGGAACAGCCCCGTCGCCCAGATTGGGGCTCCCGCGAGTCCCACCCCCTCTACCAAACGTGGTATTGGCATAAGCGCGTTAAGGGTGGCCTTTGCCCCAAATGGCAGACAGATTTTTGGGCGTTTGTTACCGTTGTAGCACCTAAGCCCGGGGGCTGCTCCCTGCGGAGGCTCCGCGCAAACGAGCCTTTAGGGCCGGATAACTGGTTCTGGAAAGAGCCAATTCAAAGCGAAAACGGGGCTGACCGCGCACGTAAGCAGCGGGTGTACAACCCCCGGGCAGCTAAGAATTCTGACCTAAAAAAGATGTACGGCATAACCGTAGATGACTTTGACCGGATGGCGCACGAGCAAAACTACTGCTGCGCAATATGCCACCGGCAAGAAACCTCCGTGGACAAGTTGGGGTTACCCCGCCGCCTAGCCGTAGACCACTGCCATACAACTGGCAAAGTACGCGCCCTACTATGCACAAACTGCAATAAATCCCTTGGGGGGTTTAAAGACGACCCCCGTTTGCTTAGGGAGGCGGCGGCGTACCTAGAACGGCATCACTAACCCTTGCGCCACCTGTGTTTTCCTATACACTCCGGCGCAACTAGGGTTCCCCACCCGTACCGACTGACCTAGCAGACGTAGTAGAGACGGTATGGGGTTGTGCTACTACACGGAGAAATTCAATGGCGCAGACTACTTTCAGCGGACCGGTTGTGTCCGATAATGGCTTTGTTGGTAATGTCACCGGCAATGCGACTGGTACCGTTACGGGTACTGTTGTTCAGCCGGTTTCGGCTGTTGCCGCTACGGGTACTAACCTTGCCACTGCCGCTGCTTTGTCGGCTGGCATTAACGTTGTTTCGGCTGCTGACGGTACCAAGGGCGTGAAGCTCCCCGCTGCGGTGGCTGGCACGACCATTACGGTTTACAGCTCGGTTGCCTCCAGCGGTCTTGTGGTCTACGCGAACACCGGAGACACCATCAATGGCAGTGCGTCGGTGACGATGGAAGGTCAGACGTGGTTGCAGGCTGTTGCGACGACTGCTGATGTCTGGCTGACGACGATCTTCACTGCCAACACCTAATCGGTAACAACCCCATAAAGGAAAGTACCGATGGCTATGCAGACAGATGTCAAAGCATCTAAGCCCCTGACTACTACGGGGGATTTTAAGGATCAGGGTAATAATTCTATTGGCCGTGCTCGTATCAAGGCTATCTACGCTATGTGCGGGGCTGGACTGGGCAGTGTTGTGATTACCGACGGTAGCGGCGGTCCCACTCTGTATTCTTTTGAAACCCCCACAGCGGCTAATGCAGGTTCGGTTTATGTCCTGATCCCCGATCAGGGTATCTTGGCTCAGAACGGCCTGTACGGCACTGTGACCAATACGGCCTCTACCGTCATCTTTTACGGGTGATGCTGTGGCGGCTGAAAGAGGGTTTGATCTAGCGGGGCGTAGTATCTTCATCGCCCTGCCAGCGTATGACTTCAAGGTTTCCTTGAAGCTGGCTATTTCTTTGGCGCGGTTTGCTCAGGTAGCGCCTAGGCATGGTATCGACGTGCAGATCGGTAGTATCTGCGGTTGCTCTGTCGTGTCTCGCGCTCGCAACCTGCTGGTCCGTGACTTTCTTGATTCCCCCTGCACCGAACTGCTCTTTATAGACAGCGACATCAACTTTGAACCCGACGCTATTACCCGGCTCATGGCTTGGGGTAGTGACAAGGAGAAGGGTATCGTCGCTGCGGTTCCGCGCGTACGGGATGTAAACAAGACGTATATTGCTGACCTAGACCACGACGAAGACGGCCAGCTTACCATGAATAGTATGGGGTTAGTCCGTGCGCAGCGTGTGGCTACTGCCTTTATGTGGGTGCAGCGCGGTGTGTTCGAGAAGCTGGTGGCTGAGAACCCGGACTGGACTTATTTCGACAAGCGTGCGGGCAAGGACCTGAGCGCTGTATTTGACTTCAAGGTTACCCGCGAAGGCTACATTGGGGAGGACTTCCTCTTCTGTGACCGCGTCCGTGAGGCTGGCTACGAAGTCTGGATTGATCCCACCATAACCTTGGGTCACATGGGCGTGCAGGAGTACACGGGTAACTTCGGTCACGACATCCTGTATCCCATGGTTGTCCCGGCACAGAAGGTGTCAAATGGCTAAGTCCCCCGCGTGGACACGCAAGGAAGGCAAGAACCCCAAGGGCGGTCTAAACGCCAAGGGGCGTGCTTCCTACAATGCTGCCAACCCCGGGAAACCCGGCCTGAAGCGCCCCCAGCCTGAAGGTGGCCCGCGTAAAAAGTCCTTCTGTTCGAGGATGACCGGAATGAAGAAGAAGCTCACCAGCAAGAAAACTGCCAACGACCCCAACAGTCGGATCAACAAATCCCTTAGGGCGTGGAACTGCTGATATGGAGATGATGGTATGGAACATCGTCCTGAGCGCCGTGGTAGCGGCTATGGGTGTCATGCTTAAGGGCAAGCTCGATGAGCTTTACCGGGTGGGTATCCTGCTGAACAAGACCCGTGAGGAAGTCGCTAGGAATCATATCACACGTGAAGAATACAGCCGTGATCTGGAGAAGCTGGGTGATCGCTTCGACGCTGGTATCCTTAGGTTAGAGGCCAAAATAGATGCCATTTATAAGAAGGCTTAAGGAAATGTTTAAGAAGGTAGTTAACAAGGTCAGGAAGTACGCTGATGGTGGTAACGTGGCTTCCGGCCCAAACTACGGAGCGTCCCAGCTGAACCCGGTTATGGGTGGTGGTACTGGTGGTGCGTATCCCCCTGCTCCTCAGGCTCCGCAGGCTCGTTTTGGTAACGCCAACCCCCCGGCTTTTGCCCAGAATAACGGTACCCGGGGACCTATGGCTCCTAATCCGACCCCGTTCAAGAAGGGTGGCAAGGTGAAAGCCAAGGCCAAGAAGAAGACAAAGACCTCCACTTCCAAGCGTGCGGACGGAATTGCGCAGCGGGGTAAAACTCGTGGGAAGATGGTGTAATGCCTGCTAAGTCCGCTAAGCAGGAGAAGTTTATGCAGGCGGTGGCGAACAATCCGTCGTTTGCAAAGAAAGTAGGCGTCCCGCAATCCGTGGGGCGTGAGTTCACAACAAAGAAAGGTACTGACATGAAGAAGATGAACATGGGCGGAATGTACGCCAAGGGTGGCATGAAGAAGATGGCCGGTGGTGGTCTGGCTGCTGGTCACAAGTCGGCTGACGGCGTTGCCAAGAAGGGTAAGACCAAGGGCAAGCAGATCGCCATGGCTCGCGGTGGTATGAAGGGCTGCAAGTAATATGCGCTCTTCTCGTGGTATGGGGGCCGTCAAGGCTTCCAAGATGCCTAAGGCAAAGACGATCACCCGGAAAGACAACCCGGATAAGGTCGAGATGTACGCTAAGGGCGGCAAGGTGAAGAAGTACAACGCGGCAGGTTCGGTTAAGGAACAATTTGACCGTATTAACGAAATCGTTACCCGCCCGCGCCCGAAGGCTGAACCGAAGAAAGAGGCCCCGATGAAGCGTCTGGGGCCTAGCGATGAGGATATCGTTGGGAATAAGCCTCTGGTCAAGGGTCCCGATGGGAAGCCGTACGTCCCTGAAAGTCGTCGTAAGGCCAAGGGTGGTAAGTTTATTCAGCAGGCTATCAAGAAGCCCGGTGCTCTCCGTGCCAGCCTTGGTGCCAAGAAGGGCGAACCTATCCCGGCTAAGAAACTGGCTAAGGCTGCTAAGGCCCCCGGTAAGCTTGGTCAGCGGGCTCGTTTCGCTGAGATGCTGAAGGGTTTTAGGAAGAAGTAATGGCTCGTACCGACGAGAGTAAGTGGAAGCGTGTTGTCGCCAGTGTAAAAGCTGGCGACAAAGGCGGCAAACCGGGTCAATGGTCTGCCCGTAAAGCCCAGCTTGCTACTCAGCGATACAAGAAATCCGGTGGGGGGTATAAAGGCCCCAAGACTGAAGCCCAGAAGTCCCTGTCCAAGTGGACTAAGGAAGACTGGGGAACTCGGTCTGGCAAACCCTCCACACAGGGGTCTAAGGCGACAGGCGAGCGGTATCTGCCTAAGGCGGCTCGTCAGTCCCTTTCCTCGGCTGAATATGCTGCTACTACTAAAGCAAAGCGGGAAGGCACCGCCAAGGGCAAACAGTTCGTCAAGCAACCCAAGGCTATCGCCAGTAAAACGGCAAGGTACAGATGACCACTTCTGGATCGGCTTCGTTTAACCTAGACCTCAATAACCTGATCGAAGAAGCCTTCGAACGGTGCGGGGTAGAGCTGCGTACTGGTTACGACCTGCGTACAGCGCGTCGTAGTTTGAACCTGTTGACAATAGAGTGGGCAAATAAGGGGATAAATCTCTGGACTATTGAACAGGGGTCGATCCCCATGGTTCAGGGGACGGTTACCTACAACCTTCCTGCAGACACGATTGATCTGCTGGACCACGTGATTCGTACGCAGTCGGGTATCAACCAGACCGACATCAATATTACCCGTATTAGCGTAGATACTTACGCTACCATCCCCAACAAGCTGACCCAAGGCCGTCCCATTCAGGTCTGGATCAACAGGCAGTCAGGTGCAAAGTATCCGGTGGGCGGGCAACCTGCGGGTACGGATGTGGCTACGGGTATTGACTACCCGAACATTAACGTCTGGCCGTGCCCCGACCAGAGCAATTACTACACCTTCGTATACTGGCGGCTGCGCCGTATTCAGGACGCCGGAAATGGCGTCGATACGCAGGATATCCCCTTTCGTATGCTGCCCTGCATGGTGGCTGGGTTGGCCTATTATCTGGCCCTGAAAATCCCAGATGCCCTTGAACGGGTGCCCATGCTGAAGGCCATGTACGACGAGCAGTGGCAGTTGGCGGCGGATGAGGACCGTGAGAAAGCCTCCCTCCGTCTGGCCCCTCGCCAGATGTTCTTCTAGGGGGCGTAGATGCCCAATAGGTTTGCTTCCGGTAAAAAGGCTATCGCAGAGTGCGATAGATGCGGCTTCAGATATAAGCTGAAAGAACTCCGGCAGCTCGTCATCAAGACAAAAAACGTCAATATTCTGGTCTGCCCCACCTGCTGGGAACCCGACCAGCCCCAGCTCCAGCTGGGTATGTACCCCGTGGACGACCCCCAAGCCCTGCGCAACCCGCGTCGGGATAACAGCTACCTTCAGGCCGGTCTGACTGGCCTGCAAATCCTGACGGTAAACCCGCCGGTCCCCAGCGCGGAGGATGCTTTTGGCACGCCTTCTGGTGGTAGCCGTGTTATACAGTGGGGATGGGACCCGGTAGGGTTGAATAATCCGTTAAATCTGTCTGGCCTTGTAAATACCCTTTTGGGACAGGGTCAGGTAGGCACCGTAACTATACAGACTACATAGGAGTAGAATATGGCTAAGAACGATATCAAGCAGGACAAGGCCATGGTTAAGGCCGCTGTCCATAAGCACGAAAAGGGTATGCACCCGGGTAAGCCGATGACCAAGTTGGCTAAGGGCGGCAAGACCAATATGCAGATGAAGGATATGGGCCGTGGTCTCGCCAAGGTGGCGAACCAGAAGAAGTCCGTGCGCTCTGTCCGTAAGGCGGGAATTTAACATGGCCGAGAAGATTTACAGGAAGCCGAAGCCGGTTCCGATTAACGGTAACAGTGGCTATCCGAACAACGTCGCTAACACCCAGACGCAGAAGACACGCGGCACTGGTGCGGCCACGAAGGGTACTGGTCACAGCACGAAGATGGGCTAAATGAACTACGCCACGCTTGTCAGCACGATCAAGGCTTATACTGAGAACGACTTCCCGGATACGGAGGGGTCTGGCGGTCTTACGTCTACCCAGCAGATTGATACGTTTATAGAGCAGGCTGAAACCCGTATCTATAACAATGTACAGCTTTTGGACTTGCGTAAGAACGTTACGGGTAATGCCTCCTTGGGTAATATGTACCTGAGCGTACCGTCTGACTGGCTGGCTAACTTCTCTTTGGCTGTGATCGACCCGGTTACTGGTGGGTATGAATACCTGCTGAACAAGGATGTTAACTACATCCGTGAGGCGTTCCCGTACCCGGCAACCACTGGCAAGCCCACTCACTACGCCATGTTTGACCAGAACTCCTACATTCTTGGCCCGACACCCGATGCCAACTACAACATGGAGCTACATTACTTCTACTACCCGCCGTCTATTGTGACTGCTGGTACGTCGTGGTTGGGCGATAACTTCGACACCGTGCTGCTTTACGGGTCTTTGTTGGAAGCCGCGACTTACATGAAGAGCGAAGCTGACGTAGTGGCGCAGTACCAAAATCGGTACAACGAAGCTCTGGCACAACTGAAGGCACTGGCGGAAGGCAAGAACCGGCAGGATATGTACAGAACCCAGCAAGTCCGTTACCCGGTGAGATAAGATGTTTGACGTTATTAGTGGCAACATTGGCAGCGTTATGGTGCAGGCGACCCAAGGGCGTGGTGCGTCTCCCGAAGAGCTGGCTGAACGGGCTCTGGATAAGATCATTTATGTCGGGGGTAATGCGCACCCGGCTATCCGTGAGCAGGCCGAAGCGTTCAAAGACAGCATTCGCTCCGTGCTTGTGTACTACATGAATGAGGCCGTTAGGGCTCACAACGTGACTCTGGTTAGTAAGTTCAACAAGGCTGGCTACCCAGAGCTGGTTAAAATTCTAGATAATTAAGGAGACTTACATGGCGATTACGCAGGCGATGTGCACTAGCTTCAAGGCTGAGATTCTCTTGGCCGTGCATGACTTCCGCGCTACTGGTGGCGACACCTTCAAACTGGCGCTTTACACTTCTTCGGCTTCTATCGACGCCAACACTACGGCGTACACGTCTTCGAACGAAGTTTCTGGTACTAACTACTCGGCTGGTGGCGGTTCGCTGTCCAATCTGGGTGTGGTTACGTCCAACAACACCGCTTCGACGGGTACTGGCTTTACGGATTTCAGCGACCTTACCTTTGCCAACGCGACCATCACGGCTCGCGGTGCGCTGATCTACAACAGCACTCCGTCCGCTAACTCCAACGCCAACACCACCCTGACCAATGCGGCTGTGTGCGTGCTGGACTTTGGTTCGGACAAGACCTCCACGGCTGGTGATTTCACCATCATCTTCCCGGCGGCTACCAATGCGGCGGCTATCATCAGGATTGCCTAAATGGCTTTGGTTCTAGCGGATCGCGTAAAAGATACTACGACTACGACTGGTCAGGGCACGGTTACCCTTAGCGGGACTGCGCCTACTGGTTTTCAGAACTTCTCAGTTATCGGTGACGGGAACACTACCTATTATACGATTGCCGGTGGTTCTGAATGGGAAGTCGGTATCGGTACCTACACGTCGTCAGGTACCACGCTTTCGCGTGATACGGTGCTTTCTTCCAGTGCGGGCGGCACGACCAAGGTTACGTTCTCCGCAGGCACTAAGGATGTGTTTGTCACGCTTCCCGCTGAAGTTGTTCCGAACTACGTCTATACCAAGACTACCTTCACAGCCACGGCTGGGCAGACCACCTTCACGGTGGCCTATACCGTTGGGTACATAGATGTCTACCTGAACGGCGTGAAGCTGACGACGAGCGAATACACGGCGACAAACGGCACAAGCGTTGTGCTGGGAACTGCTGCGGCGCTTAACGATATTGTTGAAACCATCGCGTGGTCAACATTTTCTGCCACCAACACTAATATCGGCGTCGGCACGGGTACGTCACTGGCGCTGGGCGGCGCAACTATTGGCACTAATGCTCTGGCGGTTACTGGGACGGCGGCTATTAGCGGCGCGACTACTTTGGGCGTTGCCTCCACCACCCAAGGCTCCCTTGTCCTTGCCAATACTTCAGCCAATTCTACCACCATCAAGTCCAGCAACAGCGCCAGCGCGGCTTACACCATCACCTTGCCGGTTTCAGCTGGAACCAGCGGGCAAGTGCTTTCAACTGATGGGACAGGCATTACGTCGTGGATTACGGTTAGCGGCGCGGAATACGGCACATGGACGCCGGGGCTTTCGTTTGGCGGTGGTACGACTGGCATAACATACGGTGGTCAATCCGGGACGTATGTAAAGGCCGGGAGAAGCGTTCTTTACGGTATATACATCAACACGACCAGCAAGGGTTCGTCCACGGGTCTAGCACGGATTACCGGATGCCCGTATACCGTTGAAAGCGGATCGACTACCAGATACTCATACGGCCAGCCGGTAAACGGCGGGAGCGGTATTACCGTTACTTCTGCTTACACGCTATTCCTTGGAACATATTACACGGGAAGCGCGACAACGCTGGATTTCTATGAAGTCTCACTCGGCACGCCATCGTCCATGAGCAATACAGCGTTTTCCAACAGCATGACTTTTTATGGGTCCGTTTCTGTTATTACTACCGCTTAAAGGATATAAATATGCACAAACGCGCAGACATTGACCGCATCGACTTCCAGCCTGACGGCACGATGATGGTCCGCATTGCCAAGTATCTGGTGGACGACGATGGCTCCATTCTGAACATGGGCAGCGACAGCAAATACCATGCGACATCGTTCATCCCGGCTGGGCAGGATCACGAAGCCACCATTGAGGCCAACAATGCCGATTTGGTCCGTCAGGGCTTCGGCGCGGTGCCGTCCGACCAGTGGGATAACGTCCGCACCCTTATCGCGGTCAAGCACACGCCGGAAGTCATCAAGGCTTACCAAGACGCCCAAGCCGCTGCGCGGGCTGCTAGGGACGCAGAACGCGGACTGTAAACCATGGCTATTAACCGCAACCTATCCATCCTTGCTCAAGGCGCTAGTTCTACTGGCAACCTGTTGAACTACGCGGGCGCGAACAAGATCATCAATGGGGATATGGTGATCGACCAGCGCAATGCTGGGGCAAGTGTGACGCCTACGGTCAATCCGACCTACACCTTAGACAGGTGGGCCACCGTTTTCAGTGCGGCGAGTAAGTTCAGCGTTCAGCAAAATGCTGGTTCCGTGGCTGTTCTTGCGGGGATGCCGAAAAACTACGCAGGCATCACATCGCTCTCCAGCTATTCGCTCTCAAGCAGCGACTATTTCTTCCTAACCCAGTATATTGAAGGTTTGAATTGCGCGGACCTGAACTTCGGAAGCTCTATCGCAAGTGACATAACTTTGTCGTTCTGGGTGCGGTCAAGCCTGACAGGAACCTTTGGTGGCGTGCTACAGAATTCTGCTCAAAATCGTACTTACTGTTTTAGCTATTCTATTGCTTCAGCCAATACTTGGACGAAAATTTCAGTCACAATTCCGGGGGATCAGAGCGGCACTTGGCTGACTACCAACGGAATAGGTCTACGCATATTCTTCACACTTGGCACCGGCTCGACGTTCAAAGGCACTCCTGCCGGGTGGAGCGCCGCTGCTATATTTGCCCCAACTGGTGCTGTTGATATTGTAGCGACTAACAGCGCAACTTGGTACGTCACGGGCGTCAAGCTGGAAGTCGGCACCGTCGCCACGCCATTCGTGCCGGATGATTATCAGGTGTCGTTGGGGAAGTGTCAGCGGTACTATAGCAAATCTTATGACACAGAAGTTGCTCCCGGCACTTCAGCCGGAGCAGGAACTTATTACATGAGCGGATCAACAGATAACTCAAGCCTTCTGCTTGGACCCATTGCTTTCAAAGTCAAGATGAGGGCCGTCCCTACCATGCTGGCGTTTAGGAATCCCGGTACTGCAAGCATCTGGGATTATGGGCGCAACGGAGCAACAGGGACAGCCACAGTTACATTTACCTCTATCGGCCAGCAAGGTTGTACTCCTTATCTTGATGCAGGCGCTGCTTGGGTTGTCGGGTTTATGTATGGTCAATGGACAGCAAGTGCGGAGCTATAAGATGGAAACATATGGGCTGATCTCTTTTCGTGGAATTGTCGAAGGTGTGGTGCGAGATGACGGGGCAACTATCCCCTTCGCCCCAGACAACACCGACTACCAGCAGTTCCTAAAAGACTGGAAAAACGGCGCGGAAGTGCTGGACGCGGACGGCAATCCGCTACCTTACAGCGATGAAGCGTTAGCAGCCTTGGAAGTTAAGTGACCACTGCGTTTCAAACAAACGCCTTTCAGAACAACCCCCCGGTGGTGACGCCGCCTCTGCCTTGGGCTTAAACAGGACGTACTAAAATGGACGACCAGATCGCGCTCCTTCGTGAGCAAGCCAAGATTGAGCTGACCAAGCTGGAGGCCGCTGCGTCGGCCAAAGATGTTGCGGGGAAGGCTATTGGTAAGCAGGGGCTGTTCTATATCACCCTGATCGTTGTGATCGGCGTGGGCGCATCTATTGTGCTGGAAAACCAGAAGATCGCCGCCGTTATGGGCCTGCTGGGTGCGTCCCTGACCGCCCTGATCTCCATGCTGACCGGCATAGCCGGGGCAAGCCCCAAGCAAGAACGCCCTGAGTTCGAGGTCATCAAGAGCCTGATCGAGCGGCTGGACCGTCTGGACCGCCCAGAGCAACCCATGCGGGTTGACGTTGAAGGTGATAAAGTCACCGTGCGCCGTGGCGAAGACGTTGTGATGGCCCAAAAGCCTGACCAGAAAAAATAGCCATGCAGCTCTCCCAGCACTTCACCTTAGAGGAGTTCACCAAGTCCCAGACTGGTGACCGGCTGGGTATTGACAACCTGCCCGGTGCTGCGGTGTTGGATAACATTATGGTGCTATGTGCACGGGTACTGGAGCCGGTGCGGGAGCATTTTGGCCCCGTGCATATCAACTCAGGCTACCGGGGACCGGCGCTGAATAAGGCCGTTGGGGGTGTTGCTACTTCGCAACACTGTCTGGGTCAGGCTGCGGATATTGAAGTTTCCGGGGTTGCTAACGGGGACTTGGCGCAGTGGATTGCCGAGAACCTAGACTACGATCAGGTTATTCTGGAGTGCTACCGCAAGGGGCAACCGAATAGTGGCTGGGTCCACGTCAGTTACAAAACCTCTGGCAACCGCAAACAGCAACTGACTGCTGCCGTCATCAACGGCAAAATGGTATACACCCCGGGTCTGAACACCTAACCAGAGGGGGCTGAAATGTTTGGTTTTTCCTCCTTTGCGGAAACCCCGTTTGCCGCTCTTGGTACTATATCGGTACAGGTCAGCGTAACTGGGGTTGAGGCTACTGGGTCTGTCGGTACCGTAGCTATTTCTGCTGCTGCCAGTATCTCCCTGACCGGGGTCTCGGCCACTGGGTCTGTCGGTACGACTGCTGTCCAAGCTGCTGCTAATTTCAGTGTCACTGGGGTCGAAGCTTCCGGTTTAGTTGGCAGTGTGGCGGTCTCTGCTGCTGTCAATGTATTGGTTGATGTTACCGGGGTTGAGGCTCTAGGTAACGTTGGTACCGTTACGGTAGACGAGAATGAAGTCGTTGATGTTACTGGTGTTTTTGGCACTGGTGAGATCGGTACCCCCACAATCCAAGGTGCAGCCAGTGTAATCCTTACGGGGGTTGAAGCCGCTGGGTACATTGGAACCGTTCTAATACAGGGTGCGGCCAACACAAACGTTACCGGGGTCGAGGCTCTGGGTGAGATTGGCACTGTTTTTATTTCGTTTGGTGTCAGCGTTTCGGTTACCGGGGTCGAAGCTTTTGGGTCAGTAGGAACAGTAACCGCCCAAGGCGCAGCCAGTGTATTTGCTCTGGAAGCCCGGGGTACGGGTCAGGTGGGTACTGTTGCGGTTCAGGCTGAGGCGTTGGTCGATGCTACCGGGGTCTCGGCTACTGGGGAGGTTGGGGGTGTAGCGGTAGTCGTACGCCAAAACGTGCAGGTTACCGGGGTCTCGGCCACTGGGTCTATAGGCACGGCGACCACTTCTGCCAACGCTACAGTTAATGTTACCGGCGTACAGGCTACCGGCTATATCGCAAACGTGCTGGTTTGGGGTATAATCAATGAAAATCAGACCCCGAATTGGCAGGCGATAAACGACACGCAGCCGGGTGGGTGGATACAAATAAACGACGGAAATACAGTAACTTGGGTGGAAATCCCCACGTAAGGAAAAGCTATGGCTAGTACATACAGTTCGCTGAAAATTCAGCTCATGGCGACGGGCGAGAACCTGTCTACTTGGGGTAACACCACCAACGTCAATTTGGGCACTGCTCTGGAAGAAGCAATCGTCGGGTCCGCCGATGTAACTTTTGCCAGCGGTGCGGTTACCCTGACCCTTTCTAATACAAACGCGACCCAGACGGCGCGTAATATGCGGCTGAACCTGACTGGCACTTCGGGCGGTGCGCAGAACTTGATCGTCCCTGCGATTGAGAAGGTCTACATCGTTAATAATGGCTGCGCCGATGCTATCACAGTAAAGAACTCCACGGGCACAGGCATTGCGGTCCCTGCCGGTAAGACTATGTGGGTCTACAATGACGGCACGAACGTAGTGAATGTTGTCACCCACCTCACCTCTCTTACCCTTGGTGCGGCCCTTCCGGTGGCTAGTGGCGGTACGGGTGTTACGACTTCTACTGGGTCGGGCAATGTGGTCCTGTCTACCAGCCCGACGTTGGTTACTCCGGCTCTTGGCACTCCGGCTTCCGGTAACTTGGCTAACTGCACGGGGATCAATGTTACGAGCGTCTCCGGCACGTTGCCTATCGCTAACGGTGGTACTGGGGCTACGACGGCTGCAAACGCCCGCACGGCTCTTGATGTTCCCAGCACAGGGGGCACTGGTGCTACTGGTACGTGGGCTATCAATATTTCGGGAAGCGCAGCAAGTGCCACCACGGCTACGTCTGCCACTTCGGCTACTAGCGCCACCACGGCTACGACGGCCACTACGGCTAACGCCCTGAACACGGGTAACAACTACCAAGTGAACTCTATCGGCGTCGGCACGGCTGCGTCTGGTTCGGCTGGTGAAATCCGGGCCACTGGTAACGTCACTGCTTACTATTCGGATGATCGCCTGAAGCGCCGCCTTGGTTATATCGGCGGTGCCTTGGATAAGGTTATGTCTTTGAGAGGATTCTATTATGAAGCTAATGAAGTCGCTAACCAGCTTGGTTACGAGTCTGTACGGGAAGTTGGTCTGTCTGCTCAAGAAGTGCAAGCAGTTCTGCCAGAGATTGTTAAACCGGCTCCTATAGACCCGCAGTATCTGACCCTTGATTACGCGAAGCTGGTGCCGTTGCTGGTGGAAGCTATCAAGGAACAGCAGATTTTGATTAAAAATCTGAGCAAGAAGGTCAATGGGTAATGGCCCTTCCTTCCAGTGGCCCTCTTAGTCTGAGCGATATTCAGGGCGAGTTTGGTGGTTCAAACCCCATCTCGCTGTCAGAGTATTATGCTGGCGGTGGACTTGTTCCGTCTGGGACTAGCGGCACTTATGGCGCTGTTCCTTCTTCAGGGACGATCAGTATTCAAAATTTCTACGGTACTTCCAACACGCCGCCGTTTACCCCGGTGACAAATACCTACACCAGCGGTTCGGGTAATGAGACTGTGCCTTCTGGTGCCACTAGCCTGACCCTGACTGTGGTTGGCGCGGGTGGCTCTGGTGGCAGCTCGTACACCGATTTTGGCTCCGACATCTACAACAGCGGCGGCGGTGGTGGCGGTGCGGGCTATTCGATCATTACCAGAGCGGTTGCGTCTGGTGACTGGTCTACGACGATAGCGTATTCCGTTGGCACATCTGGCGGTGTTTCTTCGACCACCACGGGTTCGCTTTCCGCCGGGGCTGTGTCTCTGACAGGCGGTGGTGGCAATTCGGGTACAAGTGCTGGCCCCAGCAGCGGTGGTGATGGAGGTACGGGTGGTACGGCTTCTGGCGGTTCTACCAATACTACCGGCTCTGCCGGTAACCCCGGTTCGACTAGTTCCAGCAGTGGTAATCCCGGCGGTGCTGGCGGTGCGTCTGGTGGCACGGCTTACGGTTACGGTGCTGATGGTGCCTCTGCCCCCGGTAGCCCCGGCTCTGTTGGTGGCGGCGTCGTTATCTTTGCTTGGACATAGGAGGTTTAGATGGCTTTCGATCCTGTAAGTGCGGCTCTTGATATTGGCGGCAAAGTCATTGACCGCGTTTGGCCCGATCCGGCTCAGAAGGATGCTGCCAAGCTGGAGTTGATGAAACTTTACCAGAACGGCGATCTTGCCAATCTTGCGGCCCAGACTGAACTTGCCAAGGGCGCTGCCGACATAATCAAGACCGAAGCGGCTGGCGGGTTTCTCGCCTCTAGCTGGCGTCCGATCACCATGCTGATTTTTGTGGGTCTGATTACGGCCCGCTGGTTTGGTTTTGCTGCGCCTAACCTGCAGGAAGCTGAGTATCTGAAGCTGTGGGATATCGTGCAGTTGGGTCTTGGCGGGTACGTAATTGGGCGCAGCGCCGAAAAGATTGTGCCGTCTATCGCGGAAGCTCTGAACAAGAAGTAAACTAAATGGCTCTTATCAAGCTTCAGTTTCGCCCCGGCGTTAATCGGGATCAGACCAACTACTCCGGTGAGGGTGGTTGGTTTTCTTGCGACAAAATCAGGTTCCGCTCTGGCTACCCGGAAAAGATTGGCGGCTGGATAAAGGCTACCCCCACGTCGATTATCGGTGTGTGCCGCCAGATGTGGAACTGGGTTACCACGTTTACCGATAACCTTCTGGCTCTCGGCACAAACGTAAAAGTCTATATCGAAGCTGGTGGCTACTTCAACGATATCACCCCATTGCGGGCAGTTGATCCTACCCTGTCGTCACCCGATACAAATAATTGCGTGCAGACAGACAATGGGTCTACTACCGTCATCATCAACCTTGCTGCAGCGCATAACGCTGTGTCCGGGCAGTACGTTACTATCTCTGGCGTAACCGGAACTGTTGGTGGCGTGCCTAACTCCGAAATCAACGCTAACCACGAGATTACGGTAATTGACGCTGACTCTTTCTCCATCACGGTTACGACGGCGGCTACTTCCACAGTTGCTTCTGGTGGCGGCACAGGCATTAGCATCGACTTTGAAATTGAACCGGGCTACCCCATTCTGACTGCGGGTTATGGTTGGGGCACTGGTACTTGGAGTCGTGGCGCTTGGGGTCTGGGTTCCACAGAGCCTGTTTACTTCCCACAGCGTGACTGGTGGTTTGATAACTTCGACAACGATTTGGTTATGAACATCCGCAACGGCGCTCCCTACTACTGGGAACGTGGTTCGAACCAAGACCCGTCTAGTGCCTTGGCTACCCGGGCTATTACGCTTCAAGCTTACGCCACCAGCCAAGGGTATAGTTCTAGCGCTGTGCCCGTGCAGGTTATGCAGTTGCTGATATCTCAGCAGGATAAGCATATTATAGCTTTCGGTGCGGTTCCTTACGGCAGCACCAGCACGGCGGACTTTGACCCGTTGCTTATCCGGTGGGCTGACCAAGACAACCCGGGGCAGTGGACTCCCACACCGACTAACTCTGCTGGCTTTTTGCGTGTTTCTCGTGGGTCCGCGATTGTCCGGGCGTTGCCCACCCGGCAGGAAATTCTCGTTTTCACTGACACCAATCTGTACTCGCTGCAGTTCTTGGGGACTACGGATGTCTTTGGTCTGCAGGAATATCAGGATAACCAGTCCATCATTTCGCCCCGCGCTGTGGCTACAGCGGCCAGTATCACGTACTGGATGGGTCAGGATAAGTTCTACGCCTATACAGGTCGCGTTGAAACGCTGGCTTGCTCCCTGCGTAACTATGTTTTTCAGGACCTTAACTACGCCCAGAGGGACCAGATCGTTAGCGGCACTAACGAAGAGTGGAATGAAATCTGGTGGTTCTACCCCAGCGCTGCCTCTTCCTATAATGACCGTTACGTGGTGTTTAACCATCTCGACAAGATTTGGTACTACGGCACCATAGAACGCACGGCTTGGCTGGACACCCCGCTTCGCGCTAACCCGCAGGCTATAGAAACTTCCACGGACTACACTACCGGCTACCTGTACAACCACGAAGACGGCATTAACGACGGTGCAGTGGGTATGTCTGCGTATATTGAGTCCAACGACTTTGATATCGGGGACGGCGAGAAGTTTATGCTTTCCAAGCGTGTGATCCCGGATATTGGGTTTGCAGGGTCCACGGCGGCTGATCCTGAAGTTACTTTGACCATACGCTCACGTAACTTCCCCGGTAACCCGTTGTCCAGCGAAGCTGCCGACTCCAAGCTGGTTATCGAAACTGCAGTCGATACGTATACTAGCCAAGTGTTTATCCGGTCTCGTGCGCGTCAGATGGCGCTTAAAATCAGTTCTGAGACTTTGGGTGTGCAGTGGCAGGTGGGTGCGCCCCGTTTGGATGCTAGGGAAGACGGTAAGCGCTAATGGCCCTTGTAAGGTTCAAGCACACCCCACTGCCTAACCCGCCATCGGATTACGACCCCCAGTACGTGCGGCAGATGATCCGCGTGCTTGAGATTTACTTCAACCAGCTGGACTCGCTTACTCCGAACCAAGCACAGTCTTACACGGCTGATGAGTTTATCGGGGGTAACTTCACCGGGACTAATGTAAGTGTAAGCAGTCTTGTTACTTCGTTTCTTAGTTTCCAAGCCGCCCTTGGGGGTTACCTAGACGCTAGTGGTGTCCGCGCAACTGCGCTTATCTCCAGTGGGCATAGTAACGGCAGGCAGGTCTCTACTGATGTAAGCGCTGTTAATTTTTACGGTGGTTCGTTCTACGGCGATGGTAGGTATATTGACACACCGTACAATCAGCTTATCAGCAGCACTGACCAGACTGCAGCTAATACGTATACTGCCTACGCTATTACCTACGATACCGAAGACTTTCCAGACGGTATTTCAGTAGTAAGCAATTCTCAGATTACCTTTGCCGAGCCGGGTATTTACAACATCGCCTATAGTATCCAGCTCAAAAATACGAATAACGATCTTGAAACCGTTGACATCTGGTTCCGCAAAGACGGTACCGACATAGCAGGGTCTAATACTCGGTTTGCTATACCAGCCCGTAAGTCTACGGGGGACCCGTCTTATCTTGTGGCGGTAACGCCGATCATGGTCGATATCACTGCGGTCAATCAGTATGTCCAGATTATGTGGCATACATCGAACACGGCGGTTACGATTGAACACCTAGCGGCAGTTACCGCCAACCCCGGTGTCACCCCGGCTATCCCGGCTACCCCTTCCGTCATTGTGGGGGTCACATTTATTTCTGCCCAGTTCCCGCCGGTCACCCGGGTCGCCCCGCTTCCGGTCTTTGGTTTTGGGCAAATTGGTAATATAACCGTTTCAACGCCTTAATCGGGGCTCCAGATGCACTCCCTAGCGCAGCACTTACAATCCCAAGGCCGGGGGAACGACACGGTCCTAGTCCACATGACCCCCCGGGAAGTAGGGGGTTTGCAG